CATTACAATTATTCACAGACACATTTAGTGCTGAAACAGTACATTTAACAAATGAAGCAGTAGGTCAATATATAAGATTACTTTCTTTTGCTTGGACTAAAAATGCTAAACCTTTTAAAACAGAATCAGCATATAGAATATGTCAATGTAGAACAGATGATTGTCATATACAAGTTTATGAAGTTTTAGAAGAATTTTTTATTTTAAAATCAGAAAATAAGGAAAATAGAAATAAAAATACTTGGACTCATAAAAGATTAACAGCAGAACATGAATATTTAACAGCTAAATATAAATCAAGGTCAGAAGCAGGAAGAAAAGGTGGTCTAGCAAAAAGCGATAATGCTAGTAGCAAAATGATAGCACCTATACCTATACCTAATCCTATACCTAATAAGAATATACAATCTATGTTTGAAAAGTTTTGGAGTTTATTGAAATACAAAAAAGGATCTAAACACCTTGCAAACAAAAAATACGACCTCTACTGCTCTAACTCTGATCCAAAGGACATATCTGACAGATTCAATCGTTATGCCTCTACTGTTAAGGATAAGGAGTTCCTAGCACATGTTTCTACATGGCTTAACCAAAAAAGGTTTGAAGATGAAGAAACAAATAAGCCTATAAAAATACCAGAACCAGTTTTTGAGTTTAATGGTATTAAATTAAAAAAATATGCTGAATCTGGAGCATATATAGAATTAAAAGATGATAATGGAAATAAATATCAAAAACATAAATGGAATGGAAAACCTATTGAAAAAGCTACTTAATTTTTTTTCTATAATCTCTTAATCGAACCTCTGGAAATTTACCTTTTTTAGATGTGTTTCTTTTACAATAATTAGGAAATGTTTTTAATAACCATTGTACTGCTTTTTCTTCATATTCAACAGTTCTATATGTTTGTATTCCACCATCTTCTGAATAATATTTAGTTTTTGGTGCAACATAATTAAACCTACCAACACCACCATCTGCCATGTAATATCTTATACTTCTTTCATAATCTTCTTTACCATACTCAGGTTGTGTTGAAACATATGCTTTAGATTGAAAATTATTTCTCCAACCATAAAAACAAGCAACAATATATTTTAAATTAAAACTAACTTTATGAGATAAGAAAAAAGGATTTAATACAGGATTAACTCCCCACATATCCACTTTGTTTGCTAAACAAATTTTAAAAGCATTATCAACAAATTCAGTCAAATTAATTAAAGAAATAGTTTTTTTGTCATTAATTTTTGTCCTCATATCTTGTATGTCATCATCTATTCCTAATATTAATTCATTTTCTTTATAATAATTAACAATAAAATTTCTTTGAGTGTTGACATGTTTTTGATTAGTTATTATAAAATTAACAGGGTAATCTTTTAATGAATTTTTATATAATTCTATTTCATCTCCATCTGATAAAAAAACATCTACTTTTTTAAAATCTATGTCAGTTTTACTTAAATAATTAAAAGTTTTTTCTTTAATTGCTTTTGATCTTTTAATTGTTGGTATTGCTATTCTAAAGTTCATTTAATATTTCCTCTTTTATTAATTTTGCTTTTTGTAATTCTTCTTCGTTTGCAACTTTTTTTGTATTAGTTTTTGCCCTATTAAGTTCATATTCAGCATCTCCACAATATATCATTTTTTCTCTATAATAACAAACAACACTAATTCTTTCATAGAATGTTTTTGTAGTTGTTTCTGTATTTCCATGTAGTTCATGAACATCAAAAATAGCTAAATCTCCATTTTTTAAATCTAATCCTATTCCATATCTTGGTATTACTGTTATAGAACCCTCATAATCTCCCCTTGATATTACACCCAAATTTCCAAAGCCCTCTTTTAAATCTCCATTATCATAATGACCAGCAGTTCTAAAATTTTTATTAACAGTAACAGTACTAAAAGCTGTATCTTTAATAATAAAATCTTGTGAACTTTTTTCTACCATTTTCTTTTGAATTTTATATCTAGCTGGTGCATGTTGTTTAAAAAAACTATCAACATATTTTATGTAAGGCAAACAATTATTATATTCCTTCCAATTTCTTTGAGTCCACATACTAGTACGACAATAAGGTATTCTTGGGTATCTATCACTAAAACCAATTATTGAACTTTTTACTCTCCTTGCTTTAGCTGATTTGGAAAGTTTTCCACTTTTAAGTAAAGGTAAAAATCTATTACCTGTAATTTTACCAACAGTAAGACCATCTAGTTTATCTCCAATTTTAATATCATCTGGTATAGGTCCTGCCGCTTGACCTCTATTATTGCTTACTGATATAGATTTTCTAAATGAACTACGACACTTATCAACAACCTCTTTAGGTACTGCATTTTTTTTAAACACAGCAAGTATATCACCATTCTCATTTACTATTTTTGTATCTTCTGTAATATGATGTTTGATTAAATCTTTATTAAAAAAAGTTCCTTTTAAATTAGAAACTTGTTCTTTATCTAGTATAGGATTAATCTTTAGGAGTTTCATTTAATACTGCTTTTAAAACAGCATCAGAAATATTATCAATATTATCTCTTTTTGAAATTTTTTCTATTGCTTCTTTAAATAAAATATCATTTTCTGGATTAAAAAATAATTGAACCATTTTAATGTCATTTATTCTTTCTTCTTGAATTTCAATATCTTCATTTAAATCAATATCGGATTCTTCATCAGTTTTTAATAATAAATTATCTAATTCATCATTACTAAATCCCAATGTATCTAAATTAAAATTTTTACTTAATAAATCATTAAACTCTAAATTAAGTAATTTAGTATCCCAACTTGCGTCTTGGTTTAATCTGTTATCAGCTATTCTGTATGCTTTAGTTTGATTTTCAGTTAAATCAGCTATTTGAACTGGAACTTCTTTTAGACCTAATTTTTTTGCGGCTTCAAATCTTGTATGACCAACAATTATTGTGTAATCTTTATCTACTACTATCGGTTGTTGAAATCCAAACTCTTTTATGCTAGAAGCAACTTTATCTATGTTTAAATTTTTTCTAGGATTATTAATATATGGTAAAATTTTATTAATATCTATTGTTTCAATTTGCATAACTAATTATTAAACAATTTTTATGAAAGATCAAGACAAAAAACCACAAGTAATTCCTCAACAAAGACACGAATTAACTTCACAAGGTAAAAAATATACCACTGTTGTTATGGTTAATGTAAGAGAATGTGGACTTGATTATATGTTTCATAAACATCTTATAGTTGATTATCAACATAAAGCAGGAATAAAATTTAGGCAAATATTTGAAAGTAGTGCTATTGGAGGAATGAAAGGCAGGGATTTAAGTCTTTTTATTACTGGAGGTGCTAAAGATAAAGTTTCCTATGGTGCTTTACATAATATTCAGCAGTTAGTTGAGATTCATAAAGTGTTAGGAAATAAAGGTTTTGAGATTGCTACTTACATTTGTGGTCAAGATTATTCATTAAAACAAACAAGAAACATTTTACATATTGATCAAAGATATATGGGAAGTAGATTAAGAGAAGTTTTAGACGACTTATCAATTCATTTTGGATACTATAAACAAAAATTTTATTGATTTATGCGTACACCTATGATAAGGGATAAACCATAATGAAATAAGTGACAAAAAAAAACCCCACCACCAAGTTAATGATGGTAGGGCTAGAGAGAAAGTTATTGATTAACTTGCTTTTTTTAAATTTTCTGGTTGTAAATCTTGAATATAATTCACACCAGCTTGTGCCATAGCACTAGCCTTAAAGATAGTTTCTGGTTTTGCCTTAATTCTATCTTTCCAGATATTTAAGTATTGAATTGCATGAGGAGTAGGCTCCATTGTTATACCTAACATACAACATTGAATAGCAGAACCTATTTCAGCAACCAATTCTTCAAAAGCATATTGATCTTTAGAATCAAAGTTTTCAAAGTATTTAGTTTTATACTTTTCAGTTCTATCACATCTTGACTTATGACCAGTCCAATGTGTTAGTTCATGAAGTAAAGTAGCATAAAAGTTTTGAGTAGCAGAAGAACTATCATTACTATTAAATAATTCTTTAGATACCATTCCAATATAATCTTGGCTTGGTACA